CTCGAAGCATACTGGCTTAAGCACGCTTGCAAGGTTAGACAATATAAACAACTAGCAGAACGGGAGACAGCGCAATGAGTATTATTGAGCAGACAATTAGAAGGGAACTAGCGGAAGCAGGATTCCCCGAACCTAAAAATACAAAAGAACTAAACAAATACTACCAGTTAATGCTCACACTCAGATATGAAAAGTCTAAAGAAGCGGAGAATAAACAATGAGCAGAACACAAACAGAATACCTTTACACGGTAAAGTTTACAGGCGACCACTTCACGCTAACTACTTGTGTGCAAGCACCCGACGATGAACACGCCGAACGGTACGCACAACAGCAACTACTAAACGAACACGGGATAGATACCGAAAAGATAGGTGCTTGGGATATCACCGTAGAGCAAGACGGGGAATTTTTATAATGAGACTATCCACAATGAATGTCTTAAGACAGTGTTTTGATTGCGCCCAATACCGTTACGAAGTTTACTGTGACCCGACAGACGGCACATACTTTTGTGAGCAATGCCATGACGAGCGAGTGAAAGAAGGCGAGGGGGTGAATGGTGATGAATGAAGTATTGAGTGTGCTTGTTTTCGTTGGGGTTTGCCTGTTATGGGTTACGCCTTTTGCGATTAGCACTTGGAAGCAGGTGCGAAGGGAGCGAAGCAAAGCGAACCACCCGACAGCACGAAAGGGTTAAGCAAACATATGTTTGGCGAACAGGTGTTCGTGTTAGGTCAGCCTAACATTGTGACGCAGGTCACAGTACGAACAGTTGTTTGTGTTAGGCGTACCTTACAGTGTGACCAAGGTCACAGGGGTTGTGACGAAGGTCACATCGTTTGGACTTGACAAGGGCAACTAAGTGTGATACACTTGTGTACACAAGTGGTGCAAGGGGACAGGAGGTGAATATGAAAACACTTATAACAAAAACAAAACAAAAGCATACGACAATAGAACACAACGGGAAACCGTTTGGGTTGTGGGTTCAAGCAACTGCTGAACTCAGCGAAGAGGAAGGTTCGTTTGGGTACTGCGTAAACTACTGGTTTACTTGGGACAAAACAGAACTTAACTATGGGCTGAGTCAAGGTGCAACTCTTAGTCGCAGATACGACACGCAAGACAGCGCAGAAAAGGGACTCAAAAACCATTTCTCGCTGGCGACTCTTAAAGGTCGTGCGGGTTGGGACTTGACAGAAAAATTAGAAGGTAAGTAAGTAGGTCGGGTGACTGGCAGACATCGAGGTTCAAGTCCCCGACACCCACAAGGTCGTAAGACCGACACACAACAACAACGAAAGGGGAAAGCATGAAAGGTATATGCGAAGGTTGCTACGACCACAGCATAATCAAACAGGATAAATGGGGTAATTGGAATTGCGAGTTATGCGACCCAAAACTCTTTGAAGAAGAAGCCAAACTAGTAAATAGAAACGGCAAAGTTTATATGACTGGCTCAGTCATAAACGAAATGTTATAAACAAACAACAACGAAGGGAAACAAATGAAAGCATTAGAGACAGTCAAACTAATCGAGGTCACACTCGTACTAGCCATAGAAACCTACGGCACAGAACAAATGTTCTGTGGCATGGACTACCTCGTGGTGCAAGACGAAGCACAGGTGCTCGGCTGGTCAGAACGCGAACTAGAAATTAAACCAAAAGAAGGAGAATGAAATGAGATTACCACTACACCAAATGTCATACGAACGGTGGTGCAGGTTCAACGACCTAGACCCAGCCGAACTAGACAGCAACTACACCAAATACCTTGAATGGAAAGAGGAGCAATGCAAGACACACCAACTATCAAAATAGCGGACAGCGAACTCGCGTTACTGCAAGCCTTCACACAGGGCTACATCAACGCGCTAGTTCAAAACGACAACGCATACGAAGGAATGGACGAGTTCTACTGCTTTAATGACAAGTGGGATATCAACATTCATTCAGTCGGACACAAACCGAGAACGATATACGCGGTCGCCTATCCGCAGACGATAGACACAGACGGATATCTATCCACCGATACATCTAATTGGGTGGAGATAGGACAATATGACATGAACGGCACACCGAAACGAAAGGTAACACAATGAAACAACAGCCAACAATCCACCACTACATCCTGACCTACGACGCAGACAACCAACTGTGGTATCACGATGTGGAAACCGAACGAGAGAAGTTCCCCGACGGTGCAACCATGAACCTAGACACAGGCAAAACCTACTGGGGTTATCTCGGTGACGGCGAGTACGCACCGAACGAATCAGAACTAAACGAGCAGATAGTCCGAGCAGTCCGACAACTCAATCAAAACAATCGTGAAGTACCATTCACGGTCGAAGACTTCGAAGACTACAAAACTGCCGAACTAGACGACGAAACTGACCGCACCTACATACCATACCCACCCGTTTGAAACGCTCTAATGCGCTCCTAATGCGTGTTATTTTCACGAAAGACCACAATGACCCACAAACTAATCAAGTTCATAGCGACACGCCCATCAGTAGAAATCTTGCTGGAAATCAAACAGCGACTACTGCCACGCAACACGCAACCGAACTACACACACCCCACCTTCTACTACATCGTCGCGAAGATGGCAGGCAACCAGCCTGTCGCCTACTGGCGAGGTTCAGGACACGGAACGAATGCGTGCTGGACTAAACGAAAACACCTAGCACACCAATACGCAACCGAATACCAAGCACGCCGAGACACCGAAGCCTGCGACCTGTCATATAAATACAACTACCAGATACAGTTAGTAAAATAATCTGTTACACTAAAGTTTGGATTTGCCCTGCTCCGCAGGTATCCCCTTCCCTAGCGTCGTAGCGGGGCAAGTCCATTTAACTTACCGCCCGTACCACCATGACGACGGTACTCTCGCTCTCTCGGGGTTTTACCACCCCACACACCGTACCTTCTTATGTCATTCGTTTCGCATTCCATAGCGTAAGCCAAACATTTCTCAGCAACAGGGCAACGCTCACAAATCTTTACCGCTTCATCATAGATACCAGCAGTAGACACACCGACAGCAGTCTCAGGGAAGAAGATGGTGGTTTTCATTCCGCGACACAGCGCGTCATCGAACCAATCTAAATGTTTAAGGTCAATCATGTTTAAATCTTTCTAAGTTCGCTGTATGTATTTCAGACTTCAGTTGCTCTATCAACGCAGTTAATCGTGCTATCTCATCTAGCAGACCGTTCACTATTTCTTCACTCTTCTTCTGAGTCATCTAACTTATCTCCACATACGGGCTTAACTGGCAACAATTGTTTAGGCAAACATGAACATAATCTTGCTTTCATTGTCTCTCCTTAGCGTGGTGAACCATTGACAGGCAACCGATGTAGCCTGCTGTGTCTACGATACTGTCGTGATGCCATCCGCCGTCAGCGATTGCTGTCCTAAGACGCGACAGTTTAACTGCGACCATGAACATGACTGCTTGTTCTACTGTGAGCGACACACCCGTCATGCCTTCAAAGATGTCACGAGCCTGCGTGTAATCATCTAGCGGGTGGGCGTACTGTGCTTGTCTTGCGCCTGTGATTAGCGAGTGTGCTTCCAATAATATTTCTGAGCCGTTGCAATTTTCAATCATGGTTAGGGTTTCTCCATATCGCTGGCGAATAGTTCAGTTCTATTGCGTCTTTGTGTGCTGGGCTTTCGTAACAGCGCATGATGTGAATGCATGGGTCTGAGCCGTCTTCGAATTCTGCGTCTTCTGTTATAGAAGTTGGTAGCCCGTCGTGTGTGTAGCAGACGGGTGGTGAAACCCATCCGCTACGCATACCGATTTCTAACCATTGCTCGAAATCTAATTGCATTATGTCCACTAGAACGCTTCTTCTTCTTGCAAGAAACCAATCTTACCGAAATCGTTCTGTGCTTTCGCCACAACCTGCACCGTTTTATCTGCCATGACTGGGTTGAAACGGCAAGTCAAACCGATTTCGTCGGCAAGAATTTTGCTGGATGTTTTCTTCTGCCCATCTTTCTCATAGGTTGAGATGTCTAGTTTGCCTGCAACAATTACTCGGCTACCTTTTTCAATGGATGCCGCAGCGTACTCCGCCATCTGTCCGAAGACTGTGACATTGTGCCAGACGGTAACTTTCTTGTCGTCTTTACCGCTTGTTGTAGCAACTGTGAATGTGCCCACAGCCATCCCGCTTTGCGAGAATTTCAGTTCGACAGGTTTACCTGCGTTCCCTACGATTGTTATGTTATTCATTTGGATACCTCTTTCATTGGTTGGATTATTGGTTCTCTTTTATTAGAGACTTTGTTGTCGCACAAATGCAACGGGGGTTCAGACAAGCGAACATAGGTGGTTAAGGTCATATCGCAACGGTCACAGAACCATCGGGTTTGTTTATTGCCCTTCATACAGCCACTATATCAGGGGCGCTTGATAGCCCACGGTCCCCAGCCGTAGCCGTGTTTATCTACACCGTACTGGTAGATGACCAGCCCTGCCGTAAGACAGACACGAGGGTTGTAGAGGTCATCGACGTGGGTTAGGACACCTTTGTCGCGAAGCCATCGTGTCCATGACCCGTTGATTTGGATGAGACAACGGCTACCACCGTTAGGGTCAGTCGGGTTGAACGCTTTGATTTGCCCCCGTGATTCTCTGTGTATCACATAATCTAATATCATCATCTGGTCTTCAGCCCATCCAACTTGCCGTGCCATGTCCCACCATTCTGGGTGGCGGGCTTCGGCTGGTATCGGCGGTTGAGGTATTGTCTCCCTTGCTTGGTAATTGACTGCTTGCATTGCTTGTATCGGTTTAGGTGGTGGGGCTTTCGCTGTTGAGACAGACCCCCCAAAGAACAGTAACCCTGTCACGGTGGCAAGTATATGTTTAATCATTAATCCTCTAGTCGTAGGTGGATACGGTCATCAACTCGTTTACCTCTGTTGGGTATATGAGAAATCCTTTCGCTGGATTGTCGGAGTTGGGTGCGGCGATTTTAATTTGGAGTTTGTTTTTGTTTGCTCTCAAATATTTTTTTAATCTGCCGAGTTCTATTATACAGAAAGCGTTGGGTGCAAACATATACACCCACCATTTCGCTGTTGTTACCGCTATACCAGATGGCTTCCAGCCTGTGTTTCGTGGGTTCTGTTCGAACTCCACAAAAATTCTTCCGTTGCGGAACCTGTCGTACTTCACTTCGAATGAACCTTCGCTCAAATCCGCAAGAAACTGTTTAACTATTTCTTCGCCTTGATGACCGAACGCTAAATCTTTTGTGAAGTCATGCGGGTTGATGTCATGCGAAGGAACATAACCTTCGGTTCGTTTAATATCAGTCATTAATTTTAACTGACTCGTAGCCACGATTCAAGAACGCATCCAAAGCGGAACGTTCGCGTGGTGACACACCAAGTTTCTGCACAAACTTATCTGCGTTATAGATTCGTTCCATCAAACATTCGTACAGTTCTCGTGCTATGTCTTCCATCAGTAACCTGCTTTCTTTAAAATGGTTATCAAGTCTTCAAGTCTTAAGACCGCATACTGGTCTGCTGGGTTGCCGTAACTGCGACGCTTAGCCACAACTATTCCAAGTTCTGCTTTAGCGTTGTCACGTTCAACTTGTGCTTCATGTAACCATGTTGAGAAGTTGAGAACCTTCTGGTTTTTGCATTCCCAAACAAGTCGCGGGTCTGTGCCAGCGATATCACCTTTGTCGTTCATCCCGTGTAACGTTCGCCGTTCCACATGAGGGTAGAACTGTGCAAGATAGTTCACTATGAAGGTTTCGAAACTGGTTCCTTTAGCGCGTTCCTTGGACACGAGCCGACTCCTCTGCTAACAGTTGACGCAACAGAAGGCTTCTGCTGACACCACGTTTCTTGCATAGTTGTTTGATTGTTTCCATTTGGTCTGCTGTTAAACGCAAAGCGACTATCGCTGTTGAACGGGTTTTACCTGTCGGGTCTACTGTCCGATAGTTAGCCATTGGTTACACCTTTCAGTTCTGTGAACGCTGTACGCAATGTTGATAGGTCTTTTTGTAGGATTTGTCCAGCCCAGTTCAAGCCTGCTTTTTCTGCGACGGCGTTAGGTACTAGCCCTGCTTTTTCGCAGGCATCAACGAACTGTTTCACCTGTGTTTTGGTGAGTGGTGCGTTGTCGTCAGTCACGGTGGAAGCCACAGCCTTGCCTGCTTGTGGCTTCCCCGCTACTGCTGACTTGTCATCCCATTCTGATTTAGACCAGAGCGATAGACAGATACCGAAGCGCATGGATGCGTTGCGTAGGAAATCGCCGATGAGTTCTTTG